CGAGCCTTCAAGTTGTCGCAGTTCGAGACCACCAGCAAGCTGGTACGATCCTGTGTCGGGCATCAAATGAGTTTTTGCATCAAATGCCCCTGTTTTTTCGGTGATCGCATCAAGGGAATACAACGCTGTGGACAGTGCGAGCGGGACCCCGTAAATCGATTCGAGCTCGGCTGCCTTGAAAGCGGTGTTCGAGACCTCCTTGTTGTAAAATAGCTGATCATTCAATCGAACATTAAAAGAGTCCGATTTCGGCGTCGCAAGCATACTGTATCGACCTACAAAATCGCGACTGAACTTGGGGGTGGAAGAAGCTGCTCCGGTTGTTTTCATCGTGGTGTACTCAGACGTGGTGAAGCAACACCGAATGTTTTGCAAGTTCATGCCAGAGACTGCGATCTGGTTGGTGAACGTCGCTTCGTCGACCGTTCCAGTGGCAGGTGCTGACGCCCGAGATGTTTGCGGGAGGGACGCGGTGGTGTGGATCACATCAACATATTTGAGTGATCTGCCCTTCGATGCATTCAACTGTTCGGCACGCATGGCCATGCGATCGTCCTCAAAGTACAGTCTGTCCACAAACATTTTGACGCTGTCCGTATCGAGAACACACGACGTGTCAACATCTGAGCGCGTACCACCATCCGCCATACAGTCGGCAATGGTACCGAGGCCATTCTTCAGGACATCACCTCCCACGTTGCCGACCGTATGACCAGTCGCAGTGCTTGTCTGACGATTCAGTTGAAGCTCAATGTAGATGTCCCCCGCGTCTCCCATGAGAAACAGTGGCAATTCGATGTGGTCGAGGATCGGAAAGAGATCACGAAGGAAAATGCCGTGCATGGGACCACCTTCGTCTCTCTTCCGCAACAACATGGTGTACGGGAGAGACGCGGTTTTGGGATCAGACGGATGCACATCACGCAGACCAAAGGTACCCGATTCGTGCACATTCGCGGAGTTTTGCGAAATAACGTTATTGATGCCGTGCAGATGCAAATCGATTCCGCATCGATATCCGGGTGAGTTGAAAGCTTTTGTTTGTGCGTGGTAGAATGGAACGTCCTCGAGCTTGTTTATGATGACACCTCCAATTTTCAGCGTCGCGGTCCGAATTGCCGCCGATATGCCGCAATTGATTGGATGGAACAACTTACCATCTGCGGCATCGGACGAGAAGTATCGAAGCTGCACCATCGAGTCGCGAGAGAGGATCCCCTTTGGTTGCAACTGGAATCGGATGAAATCTTGAGTGCAGACGAGCGGCTCAAGCTGTGTCGTTTCCACTCTCATATACGATGGAACATCGTCGGTTTTACCAAGTACCTGATCCTCGGCTCTCTCCATCGGTGCTTTTTGTTATTAAGATAAGATATTTTTTTCAACGCATCCTACTCGAGCACCATGATTCCGGACGGGGAGTATTGTACAATGTTACGGGCGAGGGTAAACGTGAAGAAAGACATCGGAGAGCGTTGATTCAGTCCGGATTGGATACGAACGCTGTATTGATCGTTCTTGAAAGACACCCCCGTTCTCGCCGAGTCAAATGGCACGCCCAAGATGAAGAGCGAACGCGGATCTGGCAAGGTTGGGTATGGATGCGGCACGTCCTTTACGATATTCATCCGTCCGCTTGATAGTCCATTGAATGTCATCGTACTGAGCATCGAGTCCTCGTTTTGGTACAGCGTGACCGAGTTTTGGGCTGGTTCGACAATCATCGATTTGGGACGACCGTCCAACGCTTGAGCCTCCGAATTGAGTTCAAAGTCATACGGGAACATGCGACCGGACTTCATGTAGTTTACCGTGGTCACTGGTGCGAGCGTTCCGCGTCCGTTTGCCTGGATAGGTCCGTTTTCCGGTTCGCAAAGGCGTAGCGAGTCGACAGCCTGATTGTTCAGGTTGACGCTTGGGATCATGCTGTGCGTCACCGCGAGTGTGTTGTTGGATCCAAAACGGAGATTCAACGTCTGATCCGAACTCAATAATGTGCTGTGAAGGGTTTGAACAGTGTTGAACTGCAGCATACCATTTGAGGGTATTGCCGCTTGAAGAGATGCGGATGCATACAGCGTATCAAAGGTAAGTGCGAGATCGAAGAGCTCGTATCGATACGATTCCGTCGATTTCACAGCCGTCCCTGATGGCACAGAAGGATCGTAGATGTAGAACGGCTGAATCTGGTTTGCATTCTGTGCTAAACTCAACGTGATATTAAGACCATGCATTCCTTTTTCGGAAACTGGTATTATATTGTTTTGAAACAGACCAGTGCGGAGTTGTATCGCGAAGTCCGTCTCTTGATTTACGGTTAGAGCGTTTGTGGTAGATTTGACCTGATAGCTTGCATCATACAGGTTCCCACCGTTGTTCACATCGGCCACGGAGGTGTAAAAAGGACGGGTTGTTGCCACATAGTGATTGTAAGAACGAATGGATTCAATCGTGCGACCGTTCAGTGTGCTGATTAGAACCTCATCGATGCAACCATGGATCCCGACATACGGGTTAGTTGCAGCCCCGTTATCAGCGTTGCCTGCAGTTCCGTCCGTCACATTTTGAGGGAGTTGTTGGACGCCAGCATTATCTCTAACGAGTCGATATTTGCCTTGCAAACGAAGCGTTCGCGGGTCAATGTACGCACCTGGAGACGATGATATCACGAAGTTGATCTGCGGAAAGGCGCTTGCATGGTACACACCACCATCGGGGCTGTTGTTAGGAGTGATGAAACTCTTGACTTTACGATCGAATGTCAGCATTTTGGTGTATTTTTAACTTAGCGTAACAAAAAAAATGAGGGGACACTGCTTGGATTCAATTCGAAAGTTGCATGCCATCGCGATTTATAAACACACGACGAATGTGGGAGAGGAAGTGAGTCACCAGCTTATCGTCGGAGACTTCCCCACCGTATCTGGTACGAAGAGACAAGTCTCCGGCAGACATCAGGTTGAAGAACATGCCCTTTCGCGCAAATGCTCGCCCAATGGAGAACTGGGTGGCGAGACGCGTAATGTTCGTCGGTGAATAACCGGACGCCTCAAACGCCTTCATGAGCTCTAAGATATGCTGCACGCTCCACAATGGATCGCTGTGACCAACTTTTCCCGTGTAACCAGTCAGATCAACAGGACGCTGTGGCTCGACAGTGTCGCCGATTTGATACTGATATTCTTCGGCGTCGTCACTCGGAGCAGAGAATGGGTCAAAGCGCAAATCAAACTGACGGGACTGCAGCAGTGGAACGGATATGACCGAGAGAGCTCGTGTAATGTTTGGTACGCTGATCAGCTGATTCGTGGGACCCGCCATCTTCGTTACGTTGACCATCTGCGTGAACAGCGTCGGAATATCGACACTCAATCCACTTTCACTGTTGGCGCTGGACGCTTCCGCAGACACACGCTTCTCGTCAAGGAAAACGCGTTTCACCTGGTACTGAAGATTAGAGACCGTGTAGGAGATCTTTTTGACCGCTTGTTCTATCGCCTCAGGGAACGCACCTGGGAGGTGTGTAAACAGAGAGGTGGATGCACCATTGACGCGATCAGACTGCTTCACAAAGACGGAAATACCCTTACGAACCGCGTTTCCGGCGACGACGGTGTGGGAATACGGCTTTGTGAGCAGTGGGTTATCGTGGGCGCCATCGTCCGATGACACGGCAACATTGGGCGAGAATTTTATGACATACCGATTATTGTCGCCCTTTGTGAGGCCAGTGACAAGACCCAAAGTGACTTCTTCAGTACCATCGTTAGCGGACATGTAGAGAATGTCGCCCACCTCAACGGGCGAAACTTCCTGTGGAAAAGGCATTTTGTACGCCGCGTCCTCGTGAGGAACAAATCGAAAAGGAGTTAGTACGCTTCCGTTTCCGAACGTCCCTTCCGCACCCATGTTAGCGTCTGTGGGTCTATAGTCGATATCAGTTTTGGTGCAAATCTGCATTTCGAATTCTACCTTTGGATTCGACTTACGCCCTTGTCCCATGCAGTTCACGCTCTCAAACTCGAGTACGCAATCCTTTGTCGAAGCCGCACCCTTAAGAGTAACTACATCGCCTGGAAGAAAACATTTCGTATTCGATTCGTCAGCACTTGTTCCTGTAGAGTACAGGGCTGCGGCAGTCACATGTTTGTGGGTGGCGTCGATCGTGAGAGAGAACACACCAACTGCGCCACTGATCGATCCAACAGCGGTGCTTCGAACATGGCCGTCTGTTGTTGCGTTGAAATCGGCACCAGGATCAGTGATTTTCAATTGCGGCACCGCGGCGTACGCATGAGTTCCTCCGATTGCAGGTATATCAGCCATGTCAAGCGGGATATTCAAGTTTGACGGAGCTGCACCTGAAAGTTCGACCATAAGCGAGCCTGTGGTGTATCGCAGAGATCGCAGGTACGAGTCTGTCAGAAGCTCAATACGAAGACCCTGCATCACATGAACTGGGAGGTATTCCGTTGAAGACAATAGATGGGTCTTGAGAGGCATTACGATCTGCACCTTTTTCGATTCATTTGGTGTTGTAACACCGCTCGCTCCGTACCACGTTGATGCGTTTCCATAGTAGAGGTTGTCCGAAATGGAGTCGTTACTTTGCGCACCTTCAAAATACGCACGCTGAGCAGCGGTTGACTCGCTGGAAGTGATACCAAAGACCTGCGATACGAAGTTACCGTACTGTAGCACTTCTTCCAATTGATGGGCACCAGTGCCATCGTGCGTACGAACCGTCGAAAACAGACTGTGCGCCGAGGAGCATGGTATCGGTGCTCCCCTACCGAATACCTGTAGGTCAAATGTCAGCACAGACTGGCTCATGAGAGTATGTTGTAGATACGGCGGCACATAGAATCGAATTGACTTGGTTCCCGTTGAAGAGGAGTAGTCGGTGTTTGTTTCTGGCTTTATGGCAACCGTATCACTGACGACGGGCATGCTCGCGGGGTCGACTGTAAGTGGATCGTAGTGCATCCTGCCTTTTACTAACTGTGCAGGAAAAAAATAAAGCATCGACAAAATGTTCACGTCCGAGTGGTGAGAGGTCCGATGGGTGTTGCCCCTCCAAATCGCGGCGCCGGTATTTGTGACAAGTCGAGGGCTGCTTGTTCCGCCGGAACGACATCTCGGACGATGCACTCTCTGCCGCAACATGAGAGGCGGGTGCATCGAGACTTGATGATAAAGTTAAGGAATATACCCATGCATGTCATACCCGACGCGATCAGCGCCATGTATAGCGTGAAGGTCGCGGTGTCGAGACCCATCGTGTGTTTTACTTTTTATGACATATTATTTTTGTAGCCGCTTATTTGGTCAAACTGTTTTGGATCCCTGGGGATGACACGGAACACAATCTGGGTCGGATGCAAAAGGTCGCGCATAAGCTCACCTGTCTCGATGTTTCGTAGACGGAATTGCATGGATTGGTATGCAGTGGGATTGTCAAGGCAGACGTGCACAGGCATCGGAAATTTCGCGGTGTAATCGAACACACTCAGTGTTGAACCAATGGATGTAATGTTGTTGTCCGCATTCACGATGTGCATGATCGATGACTGCTGTCCAATGCCGCGACGCGTTCCGGTTAAGTCGTAAGCTTTTCCAACCCATCCTTTGAGAGGAAGATTTGGCATTTCGATGCTGTACGCGCCGAAAAAGGGTATCACATGAGGCGTTGATTTTGCGGTAAATGTTCTCTGCGCCCCTGTCGTCCCCTGATCAATGAAGTATGCGCTATGCAGACCACCGATTAAACCGAATCCTGCAGAGTCGTGGGGATCAAAGTCAACTGCAGACACCTCGTTTGTGGAGGCAGGCGATGCGGATATCTGACTTCTGCTTAGGGGAGAGGTTTTGATGCAAATGCGCGGGTCTTTCCCATCGACGACCTTATCACTCAAATTCGAAAGTGTGGATGTGACAGGAGCTATCAGTGTGTAATTCGTGAAGAAATCTGTTGTTGAAGCAAACCGCCCGTCATAACGATAGGATATGAAGCCTGGTGATTGCGCGAACTGACAAGGGGACAGCTTTAATATGGGTATCAATGGTAGTTGACTGTCTCGTGTGGTCTGCAGAACAGGCGTGGTTTCGATCCCTTGCTCGATGATGTAACCAGTACCTGCAAGGCGTTGCTCTTCCTCAAACGTTGTCCCAGTCGCATCCATGTGCGAGAGTTTGACTTCGAAATTGTAGACATCTCTCACATCCATTGTGATGCGCAACCTCTGCCCTGGTGTGAATGACGACCAGTTCGTAAGAGGTTCTGGAGCATCGCCCGAGAGTGTTATTTCGTCGGCCCATGTATCGCAAGATACAGGGTGGATCAGCGTCTTTACAAGTTTATCGTTCACACCATTAGCATAGTGCACATTTTGTGTAACAGCGATCGTAAAAACATCGATCCCCCCAGATGGAAGAGGCTCTTTGGGAAGTAGTTCAACCATGATGTCCGCATCACGCTTACCACCCGTTCCTACAGTTGATATTGGATTGTCCGCATTTTCCTGCGATGTATT